GCAACGACCGCGACCTGTCCAATTGCTCGGACTACGACGAGTTTTTGAAGCATTACGAGTTTGTCGTCGCAGAGAAAGCCCGCATCACCATGCCGGGCCGGATGACAGCGGTTCACTGTATGGATGTACCGCGCTCCAACTCCGGCACTGACAGCTATATCGACTTTCCCGGCGACATCATCCGCCTGCACGAAAAGCACGGCTGGAAGTACGCCGGACGGCACATGATCTGGAAAGAGCCTTTAGAGGTTCGGCTGCGCACCATGCAGAAGAATCTGGCTCATGCGTCTTTGTGCGCTGACAGCATTGATGCTGGCGTGGCGAGCGGTGACTACTTGCTGCTGTTCCGCAATGCAGGTGCAAACCCGGTGCCGGTTCAGCATCCTGTCGGCCTGCTGGAGTACGCGGGTGAGCGCGTCCCTCCTGCGGACATCCTCCCGTACCGTGGCTGGAAGGGCAAGCAGACCGAGAACAAGTTTTCTCATTGGATCTGGCGTCAGTACGCCGATTGCATGTGGGATGACATCCGGTTCAACCATGTCTTGCCCTACCGCGAGGCGCGGGACTCCGAGGATGAAAAGCACGTTCATCCTCTTCAACTGGATGTGATCGAGCGATGCGTCACGCTGCGCACCAATCCAGGCGAAACCGTGCTGACGCCTTTCATGGGTGTTGGCAGCGAGGTTTACATCCCCGTCATGCTGGGCCGCAAGGGCATCGGCTTTGAGCTGAAACAAAGCTATTTCAGGCAGGCGGTCAAGAACGTGCAGGCCGCGCTAGATGGAATTCGGTTTGACATGCAGACCGCCGACCTTTTCGATGAAGAGGTGGCCGCATGAAGCACCAACCCGCCGCCCGCCACTCTGCCTTCTACTGGCGGGACGGCTACCAGCAGCAGATCGACTGGACAAACGGCAAGCGTGCCGCGCTGAGCCGCATCAAGACGGCCAAGGAGCTTGTCGCCGGCCAGGCGCATGAGATGACCGACACGCCGCGCGCCGGCACGATGCGCGATGCGAGCGCTGTGCTTCGCCGGCGTGGGGATGCGGGGCGCAGGAAGCTGCGGGGTGCGTCATGAACGACCGCGAAATGGAGCTGGAAGACCTGATCACGTCGCGCAGTGGTGATGTGCTGCGGTTCAACGCCAAGGCCGAAAACGCTGCGCCTGAAATGCAGAAGGTGTGGCGCGATGAAGCACGCCGGGCAGCGTCTGACGTGGCTCGATTGGTGGCACTGCGCGAGCCGGCGACGGTGGCTCGGATGGAGCAGGAGCGCGGTCTTGCCTAACAGAATTCTTCGCGAAGGAATACTGACCAGCCAACGGGTAAACCGTCTTGGCTGGGCAGAGGAGGTCTTCTACAGACGCTTGATGTCTGTGGTTGACGACTATGGGCGGTACTACGCAGATCACGGAATGCTCCGTGCGGCGTGCTACCCGAGACAGCTAAACAAGGTTTCCGACTCGGACGTAGGTAAGTGGCTGCGCGCTTGTGCAGACGCGGATCTTGTAAGGGTGTACCCGGCAGAGGACGGGGAGAGCTACCTTGAATTGCTGAATTTCGGCCAGCAAGTGCGCGCGAAAAAGAGCAAGTTCCCGGACATGCGCAGCACTTGCGCAGCAGATGCTAAGCAGCCGACAGCAAATGCGCTCGTAGACGTATGCGTAGACGTAGGCGTAGACGAGTGCGATAGCGCGGCTGAAGCCGCTTTGCGCGCGCCGCCCTCTTGCCCGCATGGTGAGTTGATAAACGCATTTGCCGAGCATCTGCCAATGCTGCCGCAACCAAAGCCCGAACTATGGCGCGGGACGAGGGAGAGGCACATGCGCGATAGGTGGCGTTGGGTGTTATCGGCAGAGTCCGCGCGTGGCAAGCGGTACGCCAACACGCCAGACGAAGCTGTGGACTTCTTTCGTCGCTTCTTCGGGCACGTTGCCAAGTCGGATTTTCTGACTGGCCGCAACGGGAAGTGGACTGGTTGCACGCTGGCATGGCTCATGGAGGAAGCCAACTTCGCCAAGGTGATGGAAGGCAACTTCGACAACGACGAAAGGGCTGCGGCATGAACGCCCGACTGCCTATCCATGCCCAACTTGCAAGCCTTGAGTCCGAGGCGTCGATTCTGTCGGCTTTGCTGCTGGACAACTCAGCTTTTGACCGGGTGAGCGACCGGTTAAGGCCCGAGCATTTCACGTCAGACACCTACCGCGAAATCTTCACCGAAGTAGCCCGTCAGTTGTCGGGCGGCAAGAGCTGCGACGTGGTGACGGTGTTTCAGGCCATGGGCGGCAAGGTTGAGTTGTCGGAGCTGAACGACATCGCGCAGTACGTGCCCAGCACAGCCAACCTTGGCCGGTATGCCGACATCCTGATCGAGCGCCACCAAAGCCGCAGATTGGCCGCTGTGAGCGCGGAAATCTACGAGCTGGCCCACGACAGCCATCGCGGCATTGCCGAGCGCGTGGAGGCTGCGCAAGGCCAATTGGGCAAGCTGCTTGACGACGCTCCCCGCGATGAATGGATCGGCGCTTACGAAGGGATGATGCACCACGCGGCGGTGCTGGAAGACCGCGCAGAGGGGCGCGTCCGCTCATGGGAAACGGGGCTTTCTGACCTTGACGAATATCTCGAAGGTGGGCTTCGGCCGGGCGGGCTGTACATCATCGGCGCCCGTCCCAGCATGGGCAAGACGGCGCTGGGCATGACCGTGGGCCTGCACATGGCGCAGGACTACAGCGTCGGCATGCTCAGCATGGAGATGCCTCATCGGGAGCTGCGTGACCGCATGACCGCCATGCTTGGCCGCGTGCCGCTTTCCAGCGTGATTCGGCCAACCAAGGGCGACGGGTTGGCCTGGGATCGTGTGATTGACGGCACCGAGCGCGCAAAGCTGCTGAACTTCCGCGTGTCCGACCAAGGTGGTTTGAACATCAATCAAGTCCGCGCGAAGGCAAGAAACCTCAAGCGCCTGCATGGCCTGAACGTTCTGATCGTGGACTACATCGGCCTGATGAGCGGGATGGATGCCAAGCAACCGCGCGCTTACCAGCTCGAAGAAATCAGCCGGGGCCTGAAAACGCTGGCGAAGGAGCTGGACATCGCAGTGGTGTGCCTTGCGCAAGTGAACCGCAAGGTCGAGGAAAGGGCGGACGCGACCCCAGCGCTGTCCGACCTGCGCGACTCGGGAGCCATCGAGCAAGACGCGGACGTGGTGATGTTCGTGCACCGCCCGATTCAATCGAAGCCCGACCTTGGCGACGAATGGACGCATTACGCGAAGCTGTCCGTTGCCAAGAACCGGCAAGGCCGCTGCGGCTATCTCAGCCTGTTCTACCATGGAGATCAGACGCGATTTGACAACTGGGGCGGAGAGTCGCCGAGAGCCGTCAAGGCAAGTCCTGCACGGCGCGGCTTCAGTGCAAATGCTGACGAGGGGTTCTGATGCTTAACGATTTTGATAAAGCCAAGGCTAGTGCTTGGGAAGCTCATCGCCAAGAGTTCACATGCGATTGTTTGTTCACAACACTGCGGAAGCGAACGATTGCCAACGGGTCAATTCAGTTTGTTCGCCAGTGCTTGACGTGCGGCAGGTCGGTTGGAAATCCAGAGAGGCAAACGCCGGAGCTAGCAGCAATTGCTACGCCATGGGATCAAGCCATTCTTGATAAATATGAAGCGCGGCGTTCATCGTCTTCTGAAGAGATCAAGAAGAAATATGACAGAGCTGCGTTTTTCCAGTCATACGACCAATATCTGGCGAGCCCCGAATGGCTTGAAAAGCGTGGGCTCGTGTTGAGAAGAGCCAACAGTCAGTGCGAGGGTTGCGGCGTGCAGCCAGCAGAAGAGGTTCACCACTTGACCTATGAGCATGTTGGGAACGAGTTCTTGTTCGAGCTTGTTGCCCTATGCCATTGCTGTCATGAGCGCATACATGGCGACAAGTGACATGCGACGAGCACGCCCAATGGATCGCCCACAAAGCCCGTCAACCCGGCTGGTGGCAATGGGCGCGGAACTACGCGCGCGAGTGCGAAGCCTGCGATTCGGGCCAATGGGCCGGGATCGTGAGCAAGGTACGCGCGCTGCTGGGCGACTTCCGGCCATCACCGGAGGAAGCGAAGGAATGGCACATCGATTTGAGCCTGGAAGAGCGCATTGCGCTGGCAGCGCAGGAAAGACAAGGACTGAGAAAGCCGAAATATGAATACGGAACTGCTGAAGAAACTCGAAAGCCGATGCGAGGAAGTCGGCGATTGCCTTGAGTGGCAAGGCCACATTTCGGCCAACGGATCACCACGCATTTATCACGACGGCAAGACGCAGTCGGCACGGAAACTGATGCTGAAGGCCCACGGCAAGTCCAGCGAAGTACGGCCAAAATACAAGTTGGTTTGCACCTGCGAAAACCATCGCTGTGTGAACGTGGATCACATCGACATCGCGCCCATGGCGAAGTTCGTGCGTGATCGTCTGGTGGCGAACACCAATCACCAGATTCGCGCGGCCAAGATTGCCAAGGCCCGTCGAAAAAGCGCCAAGCTGACCGCCGATGACGTGGCTGCCATTCGCGCCAGCGATGAAGCCGACCACATCCTGGCCGAACGCTATGGGGTGAGCCGGTCGCATGTGAGCGGCATTCAGGCCCGCACCAAGTGGCGCGATCACTCCGTGTCGCCATGGGCCGGGATGGGAGCGCGGTGACCCATGACGCACACGTCTACGCCTGGCAGCAGCGCGAGCTGCGCCGCAGCCTCATCCGCCGGTTGCTGCGCTGGCACCGAGAGCGCGGCGTGGAGTGGCTGCGCGGGTACGTGGAGCGCTGGCCGGCGTGGGCTGGCCTGCGGGTGGATTTTTGGGCGCAGCAGCGCCTTGGAAATGGCGGGGAGGAAGGGAAATGGCTGAGTTGAAGCAGCGCAAGTGCAAAGCCTGCCCTGAGCTGCCCAAGGCGCACCTGCCCCGCGGCGGCTTCCCCGACCTCTTCACCGCCGACCAGATGCGCGCCTACTTCGACCTGGGCTGGAAGGCCGGCTGTAAGCACGGCGCATGGTCCTCCCGCCCCGCTGCGCGGTCGGGGATCAGCGATGCAGCAGTGCAGGCGCTGGAGTCTATTGCCGCCATGACCTTCGACCGATGGAGCGAAGGCTATCGAGCCGGCCAGATCGCCATCGCAGCCCTGGACAAACTTCGTGTGCAGAC